ATGAACAAAAGATATTTGATTTTCCTGTTTGCATTCTTAAGACTCCGCCCTTACTTGTAAAAAACACAAGCCAAGGTATTGCTAGTCACAAAACATGCACTTCATTGATTGTCTACCTGCCACCATTGACGGACACGGGGCATGCCGTACAAAGATTTATAGATCTTTACCAAGACAAGGGGCGGATCCTTACCTGACCACGGTAGACTAAGTACCGATTCGACAACTTCATGAGCATTCTTTGCGACCGCGAAATCAAAGCACTGGCATTACAAAAAGAAATGATCAGTCCTTTCCAGGACAAGCTAATCAGTGAAGTAGATGGGCGTCGTATTTTAAGCTATGGACTTAGCTCATACGGATATGATATTCGTCTATCCCCCAAGCAGTGCCTAATCTTTGGGCGGATTCAAAAAGGGGATTGTGACCCAAAAGATTTTGATGCGGATATCCTAACAAATGCAGAGTTACTGGAAGATGAGAAGGGCCAATATTTTATTTTGCCACCATACGGATACTGCCTTGGTGTCGCTCAAGAACGCATTAAACTTCCAAGGGATGTTACTGTTGTTGCCGTAGGTAAATCAACATACGCACGATCAGGAATCTTGGTAAATATTACACCAGCCGAAGCTGAGTGGGAAGGCTACCTTACGTTAGAAATCAGTAATTGCACTGGCTTGTTCAATCGTATTTACGCTGACGAAGGCATTACACAACTTTTGTTTTACCGAGGTTATCCCTGCGAAGTATCCTACCAGGATAGGAAAGGTAAATATCAAGATCAAAAGAAAGAAGTAGTTTTCTCCCAGGTGTAATGGCTGCTGCACAAAGACTTGAAGTTGTAGAGATCTTAATGAGATCCATAATTTACCAAGAGAACGAGGAACTTTGCAAAAAGTTTTCTCGTTTTCGTGGTGATGACGTGCAATGGGTATTAAATACGCTTCACCCTATGTTTGAAATGCTGCAAGAGTCTTTAGAACTTGAAGCCTATGGAAATACTACGTACTAACCGTAGCTGCGACCAAAGCTAGCACCTGGTTTATTGGCGTAGTTGGTACTACCTGCTCTACCTATTGTGTCACCCATGCTGGGCAATGCTGTTCCAGCGATACTTGCTTCCGCCCTAGGTGTTTTACCTCGAATAGATGGCTCATCAATACCAGCTTTTTGCCTGAATTTCCCAGCGCTACGTGCGGCTGCCATGTACTTAGCTACTTTATCTTGTTTATCATTTAATACAGATACAGAGTTTCGCTCCCTTGGTTCTACTCGCCGTAAGTCTGTGTCATACGCCTGTTCTGGCCGTAGATCCGAACTCTCCGCTCCAGATGTACCTAAACCCATTTTAACTACCTACTCAAGCAACAAATCTTGTCGTGATAATATTGTAAGAGACATAATTTAGGCCTTATATTACCATGCACGGAGCCGCTGGTTTCCTGGATAGTTTCATCCAAGATGAGATTGATTGTCGCTGCCTGACCGAAGAAGACTTTGGTGCACCTTTGAGCAACGAAAAGGCTGACGTACCCCTACAGGATATGTATAATAGGGGTCTGGTCCTTCCTCAACAGGGTCGGGAACGCTTAAACCTCGGTGAGGACAACCACGAATGGAAGGAGATTTCACAATCGCGTCCGGGGATGACCGGGTATATTCCTTCGATGGAGGAAGCCCTGGAGCAGTATCCAGCGTCGTCTCCTCGCCCACAGAAACTTGTCCTGGCTCTGGGCTCTCCGTCAATGAAACGTGGCTCAAGTCGGTAGGATTTTCTAATTCCGTTGATGGGCTCTGCCTTGCCGCCAAGTCAGTAACTAAAACTCCTATTGCTCCCAAGGGGGATCCAGTAGATCACCCAGAGCACTATACAGCGGGCAAGGTAGAAGTCATTGACATACTAGAGCAAGCCGTACAGGACGCCCCTGACCCTATTTCCGGCGGTCTGTTGTGGCAGACACTTAAATATTTGTTACGTCTTTGGTATAAAGGCAATAAGCTCCAGGATGCCAAGAAAGCCCGTTGGTATTTAAACCGTTTGATCGAACGTCTAGAACGGGATTACGTTTAAAACGGAACGCAGTTTTCTTCGTCGTCCTCATCTTCGTCGTCGCTTGCGTACATGCAGGCGGCGGCAAGTTCTTCTAATTCTAAGTTTGTCGGAATCTCAAAGGTCAGATCAATATTTTCACCAGCCAAGATTTCGCGCACTGCTTGCCATTCCATCAAACGTTGGTAGTACAGGTTAAGGAGTGCGGAGTGAAGTTGCTCCCAACACATCTCATCAGCCTGAAGCTCTGCCTTTCGCATGGCAAATTGAAACTCCAACGGAAGCTCAAATTCCCTGTGCTCAGAAGAGTTCTCCATGTGAACGGATTGGCTTGGTTAATTCATTCTAATCCTAGCTGTTGAAGATGTCGTCAAAGTCCTCCAGGGGATAACGCAGCCATTGGGTTGAGCCCACCTTAAACTCATTTGCAAAAACCGAAAGGATGTGTGGGCTAATTTTGCGCTCTAGCTGTCGAATTGCTATTACCTCATTCTCTGCAGCACTGTATTCTCGAAAGGCAGCCAAAAGAATTTCCGTTGAAGGCGGAAGAATTGCTTCAACCTCCTTTAGGAAAAGTTGAATTTCATCGTTACGTCGTTCAATAAGGCCACCAATGACGTTATGTTCTTCATCAAACACCCAGCGTCCAAGCTCTTCAGCAGCAGCGTAAAAATTATCTTCCTCCAGGGAATCAATTAAGTTGCTGTAAAGAAAAGATTCCCATCCAATGGAATGAATAAAAGAAAGCAATGCTTCTTGCATTGACTTTGGCAGTCCCAAATTCAACTTATCAAGAAGATCATCAATAATATTTAACTCATGAAACAAATATTCAATTGCTTTCTCCTTGGAGCAACACTGCTCACCCTTAACTGAAGAACCATCAGGATAAAATTGTGTACCGTAACCAAAGGTGTAAGGCTCTGCTCCAGTAATAGGATCTGCATATGCCTTCTCGTTGTATCCTGCATGCTTGCAAATCAAATTCACAGCATTTGAAAAGTCAGACATTGGAGACAACTACTGTTATCTCCAATCATACACACTTTAGCTTCCTTGTCCGCGACTTAGCTTACGACCGTGGCTTGGTTTGGAGTTTTTGCCATCGCCTTGCTTAGTGGTTTTCGGCTTAGATTCAATTTTGTTTGTAACGGTTGACTTGGGTTTGGCCATTGGGAACCTGTAGGGTGCTTACCATTTTACCAAAAAACCGACCCACTTAACGCTATTTACCATTTTGTTTTGTGACTCCAATAGCGTGCGGACATTTTGTCAGGGCTTGAATCTTGCGCGTTGTGACGTGCGTAATAAGATTTGCGACGTGCCTTGTCTTTTTCTGAAGTTGGGTTTTTACCTGCGCCTTCAACTCCTTGCTGCCCAAACCTAATGATTTTTTCTTCACCATCTTTGCATGCTTTTACAACATGAGACTTTGTGGCATGACCTGGAGTACGCTGCGGTTTGTTACAGGCCATCTTATCTTTTGCCAACTTAGCAGCACCAGCAGCTTTCCTGTGCTTTTCCGACATCTTACTTAAAGAGAGAGGTGAACCCACTTAGGAATTCTTGGCCAGACTTAGACTTGGTTGTCTTGTCAGCACTAGGTTTGTCCAAATCCAAGTCTAAACCAAAGTAACTTGAGCCAGTAGTTTTCTTTGTTGTACCAAAAGACGTTGTAAATGGTGTACTTTCATCGTCTTCACCAAGAAAATTACTAAATGTACTAAGGCTTTCAAAAGGATCTTTTGACTTAAGGCTATCAGTGAGCTGCAAGCCAGATGAAGTACCTGCTTTAGTAAGAAAACCTTGCTCTTCTCTGTCTGTGTCAGGGAAAACATCGGTATAAAATTCATCTTCAGTTCCCTTGTAACCTGCTTTTTTAAACGTTTGGTACAATTGCGTGTCTGCAGGTTTAGATGTATTTGTGTAATCAGAATCTCTTTGAATATATGTAATACCAAGCTTTTCTTGCGTAGGTCTTTCTCCTTCTTTATTGAGTTCAGTAATGCGTGTGCGAATATCTTCCGCAGAAGAGCCTTGAATTGAGTTGGCAATTTCGGCTTTTAACTCATCTAAAGTTCCCTTGAAGCCTGTTAGACCATTAATTTTTAACACCTGATCCCACTTGGCACTATCTCCTGGGTTCAGTCCTTTTGTCATTTGATTTGCAAAAGATTCCGGTGTAGTAAATTGACCGAACACAGAACCTTGACTAATTACTTCTTTGTTAAGTGCTGGAAGAATATTTTTGTAGATCTCATCTGTTACTTTTCCAGCATTAAGAATATCGTCTGCCGCATCGTAACCCTGTCCTTGACCTTTAACCTGAAAATGCATGCGAGCAAATGCATCTTTATCAGTTACATCTACACCAAAACGGTAGGCTTGTGATGCCCAATATGCATCTCCTTTCTGTGCTGCTTCCCAATCA